GACACCGGCACCGGCCCGGCCACCCCCACACCAGCCGAGGCGCCCAGTGCACCACTCGCCAACCACCCTGATCCTGCGCCAGCCCAACCAGCTGCCGCCGCGCCCGGCGCTCCCGCCGCGGCCACCCCCGCCGAGCCGGACAACGAGGCCAAGATCAGTGCCCTGCTCGACACGATCGGCAAGGATGTAGGCGCCACGCCCGAGACGAAACCGCCTGCCGGCGAGACGAATGCGCCAACCGATGGAACAAAAGCGCCCGGCGCTGAACCGGGAAGTGTTCCACCCGGGACGGATCCGGCAAAACCTGCAACACCAGCTGACCCCAAGGCCATCGACCTCACGCCGCCCGAAGGCATCACCGAGCGCGCAAAGACCCGCTGGACGGAGCTTGCCGAGCGTGCCAAGGCCGTGCCCGACCTCGAGCGCCGGGCAACCGAGGCCGAGGCGGCGCTCACCGGCGTGCGCGAGCTGGTGGCGCAGAGTGGCCTGCAGCCCGACGAGTTCCAGGGCATGCTGCAAATGGGCCGCCTGTTCAAGTCGGCCGACCCGAAGGAGCTGCAGGCAGCGCTGGAGCAGCTCGACGGCCTGCGCGCCGACCTGGCAACCCGGCTGGGTGTGGATGCGCCCGGCGTCGATGTGCTGGCCCAGCATCCGGATCTGAAGGCCAAGGTCGACGGCATGACACTCTCGCGCGAGGACGCGCTGGAGATCGTCCGGCTTCGCGGCACGGCAGCCCAGGCCAGCCAGGTCAATGCCAGCCAGCAGGAGATGGCGCAGTTCCAGACCACGGTGCAGACCGCCGCCAAGGAGATGGATGCCACGCTGGCGCAGCGGGCCAACACGCCCGGGCACCAGGCCAAGGTCGACCACATCCGGCAGTACTTCAAGGACCCGGCGCGCCTGACCGAGTTCGTGACCACCTACCAGCCCACACAGTGGAAGGCCGCCGTGCTGATGATGTACGACAGCTACATACCGCCGGCAGCTGCTGCCCCAGCAGTGCCGGCCGCCCCGCAGCCGCTGCGCCCCGGGCATGTCGCGTCAGGGGTGCGCGTGCCCAACGGCAAGCCGATCAGCAGCACAGACGCTGTGGCGAACGCTTGGGATGCGGTGGGGCTGTAGGCGGGTGATTTTTTGGCGCGGGTGGCTTGACACGGCCACAGAATCCCCCTCGTCAGTTGCCATCGCTTGAAATCGCAGAGCCCGGGGTCGCGTCCGGGGGTTTTTGCCGCTGACAACACGCCCAGGAATTCCGCATGTACGGGGACTCGCGGCCCCCAGCGCCATGCCGGCGCAGACCACAAGGCTGATTCGTCAGGTTCGCCGCTGACAGGTCTGCACCGGCGAATGCCTCACCCACACGGCGCGGTGGACGGCGTGAAAGGTTCGACCAACTTTTCACACGGAGGCCTACATGCCCATCTCAGCCGGCGACCTGGCAACAGTCGCAACCCTCTCCATCGCGGACTACCTCCGCAACAAGCCCGTCGATCAGGTGGGCTACAACCACCCGACGCTCGAGCGCCTGATGGCCAAGCGCAAGAAGCTCAACCCTGGCCTCAACCAGAAGGTCCAGGTCCGCAAGGGCTACGGCACCAACTTCGCCTGGAGCAAGGGTGAATCGGCGCGCACCTTCAACAAGCGCGATTCGGTCGACCAGGCCACGTACGAGTGGTACACGGGCGTTGACGGCCTGTACCTGCCGTGGGACCAGCTGTTCGCAGCCGGCGTCTACGTCGATCCGGATCCCGCTTCCAAGGGCAAGCTGGTGCCCAGCGCCAACGAGAAAGCCGTGGTCACCAACATGATCAGCGAGCAGATGGAAATCCTCGAGCTCGGCTTCAAGGAGAAGCTCAACCTGGAAATCCATCGCGACGGTTCCTCGGGCTCTGACGCACTGGTGGGCCTGGACGCGCTGATCAGCCGCACGCCGAACACCGGCACTGTGGGCGGCCTGGACGCTGGCACCAAGACCTACTGGCGCAACTACTTCGCCAGCGCGGTCAGCAAGGCCAACCTGGTGCTGACCATGGAAGCCATGTGGCGCGCGTGCGTGACCAACGGCGGGGCGCCGGACTACATCGTCGCCGGTTCGACCGCGGTCGACATGTACAAGACCTGCGCGACCTTGACCCAGAACGTCGAAGGCTCAATGACCAAGAAATTGGACTTCGGCACCGGCACTGGCATCAAGACCGGCCTGTTCTTCAAGGGCGTGGAAATCATCTGGGATCCGACCTACGAGGCCCTGGACACGCTGGAGGCCCCGGCCACCGCTGCCCAGTGGGTGAAGCGCATGTACTTCATCAACACCGATCAGCTCCTGTACGAGGACGACGGCATGACGGTGTACAGCCCCAACAGCCCGCACAACGTGCGCGCCACCTACGTGGCCGTGGACATCCGTGCGCGCTTGAAGGCCCACCGCCGCAACGCTCACGGTTTGATCATCGTCAGCGGTTCGTGATCCATGGGGCCCCGAGGGGCCCTGCCTCCTTCATCCCCGCCTCTGAAAGAAGCTCATGAAAACCAAACACCTCATCCCCCTCCTGTTCGTCGGCATCCACCGCGACATCACCACCACCGTGCAGACGCAAGTCGCGGAGCACGAAATCCCCATCCTGCAGGCCGTGCACGGGGACTCCAACGTCTACCCGCGCGAGCCCACGGGCGCAATGGCCCAACTCGATCCGGACACGGAACACGAGCGACTGGTGCGCAAGTATGGCGAGGACAAGGTGCGTGAAGCCTACGGTGCGACCTACCGCGGCGACATCCGCCGCCTGGTGCTGGCTGCCAGCACGGGCACGGAGGAGGTCGAGGGCTACGGCATCCAGCTGGAGGGCCCGGACTCCCCGGCCGCCCCTGTGCTGAGTCTGCCGGCGTCTGAAGTGCAGCGACCCGAGCCCCAGCGAAAAGCCGGGCGCCAGGCGGTCGCGGCCTGATACCCATCTGAAATCTCTGGAGAATTGACATGACCATTCGCATGCTCGCATCGGTCGCAGGCTACGCCCTGGGCTCGATCGTTTCCCTCTCGCCGGTGGCTGAAGCCGCCTATGTGGATGCTGCGCAAGCGCAGTACTACACCTTCCCCGCGATCCCGGAGACCGGTGGCGAGCCCCCGTCCCGCCGGATCCTGGCGATGGGCGGCATCCCGACCATCATCGCCAACACTGGCACGATCACGGCAGGCGGCGTGATCACGATGGGCACGGCGCTGCAGCTCACCTACCCGCAGTGCTGGCTGTACCTGCCGGCGGGCACTGTGGTAGGCGGCTCGGCCGGCTGGTACTACGCCATCATGTCCAGCACGACCGTGGGCCAGGTATACACCAACTACCAGGCCACGATGACCCAGCCGCTGGCGCTGGGTGCTGCTGCCACGCTGACCGCTGCGGTGGGCTCGGGTGGCGCCTACACCGGCGTGACCAGCGCCGTGCAATTGGGCGCCGCCGTGATTCCGGCTGGCTTGCTGGGCACCAACGGTGCTGTGATTGCGGAGGGCAACTTCTCGCACAACAGCACCGCCGGCAACAAGACCGAATCGCTCACCTTCGGCGGCTCCACCGTCCTGTCGGTGGTCAGCACCACAACACTGGGCCTGGACATCAGGAAGCGCATCCAGAACCGGGCCGCCAACTCGCAGATCATCCGCGTCGCGGTGGATACCGGCGCGGCGCAGTCTGTTGCCCCCTCCTTGCTGGCGATCGACACCGCGGCTGAAGTCACGGTGGCGTTCAACGGCACGCTGGCGGCGGCAACCGACACCCTGGTGCTGGAGAACTTCCTCATCGAGGTGCTCCTGCCCAACGTCAACGGCTGATCGGGGTAGGTCATGGCGCACATCATCGCGGACCGGGTCCTGGAGCAAAGCACGACGGCGGGGCTGGGTGCGTTCACCCTGGCTGGTGCTGCTCTTGGATACCGGGCGTTCGCGGCGGTGTGCTCCGTGGCCGACACGGCCTGGTACTACATCGAGGCCGTCGACAGTCTGGGCAAGCCCTCCGGGGCCTACGAATACGGGATTGGCACCTACTCGGGCGCCAACACCCTGACCCGCACCACGGTGATCGGGTCGAGCAATTCCGGCTCCCCGGTGGACTTCGCCGCGGGGACCAAGCTGGTTGGCATCGGCGTGATGGCGCCGGGATCGGCCACCATCAACGCCTACTGGCGCAAGGCCCTGGGCCTGCCAGTGTCCGTGACCGACTACGGTGCGACGGGTGACGGCACGACCAACGACACGACGGCCATCCAGTTGGCCTTCACCACGGTGCGCACGGCTGGCGGCGGGTCGGTGTACTTCCCTCCTGGCACCTACATCGTGGACCGCTCGATCCGCATCGGCTCCAAGACGCGGGTCTATGGGTCGGGCGCTTCCTCAATCATCAAGGCGCACCAGTCGGCCTACGTCGGAGTGAACGGCGGCGCCTACGCCACGCAGAACTGCCAACTGCTCCAGAATTACAACTTCTCGGCCGGCTCGCTCACCGACACGGACATCATCGTCGAGGATCTGTCGTTCAACTGGGGCACGGTGACCATTGCAGGCGGCGGGGCTCACTCCATCGCCATGCGCATGGTGGACCGTGTGACGGTTCGCGGGGTGTACTCCACCAAGGGCGAGAACGTCACCGCATTCCTGGGCTGCAAGGACACGCTGGTGGAGAACTGCGACGGGCTGAACGTCACCAATTGCTTCTATGACCACTGGGACGGGGCGTCGTCTGCCAGCGTCATCAACTGCGTCGGACGCATCACCTCGGGCACGATTCAGCAGGGCATCCAGTTCACCGGCACCGGGTCTTATGCCGAGGCCCTGTCATCGGTCGACGCGCTGGTGATGGGCTGCTCGCTGTACGGCGTGCGCAATGCGGGCTCGAGCTCGGCCATCATCGCAAACGCCAACCAGGCGGCATCCAGTGCGTATCGCCTGAGGTCGATTGGAAACTACATCGAGGACAGCGACATCGGGGTGTGCTTCCAAGGGGCCGGTAACGGTCACTTGTCGATGGGAGACACGCTCAAAGGCGTGACGAAGCTGCCCATTTTCTTCAACACCGACGCCAGCGGATACCCCGGCTATTGCCGGGTGATCGACCCGCACCTGATCGACTGCAATCACTTGGTGGGCAACGTCGCGCTCATCTCGATTGGCGGCACCGGCCACCAGGTCAAGGGCGTGAAGGTGAGCAACACCGGGGCTGCTGCATACCTGCTGATCGGCTACATGGCTGCCGGCGCGACGAGCTGCCTGCTGGAGATCGACTCGGCTCCGAACGGCAGTGCCGGCGGGAGGATCAACAACAGCGGCACGACCTGTACGGTGGTGGACAAGGACATCCTGATCGGCATGCCCAAGCAGATCACGGTCATCGCATCTGCCGCAACCATCGCCCCGGTGAACTGGATCAGCTACGTGTCGGGCACGGCCGCGATCAGCACGATCACACCTCCGACTGGCGTGAACCAGGGCGGAACCATCATCCTGATCCCGCAGGGCCTGTGGACGCTCACGACGGGCGGAAACATCCAGATCGCTTCATCGGCGGTGGTCAGCAAAGCCATGACGCTGGTCTACGACAAGGATGCTGCCAAATGGTTTCCAAGCTACTGAAGCGCATCGCTGACTGGTGGTTCTGCCTGCAGTGGCAGCGCAGGGCCAGAACTGACAAACGGGCGGGCCGCTGGCCGCTGTGAACCATCAAGGAGATTGACCATGACCATTCGATTCTTGCGCGACCACTTGGGCTATTCCAAGGGCTCGGAGATCTCGACGTTCTCCACGCTACAGGAGAACCTGGCGATTGCGGCCGGTGCTGCGACTCGCACCCTGGGGAGCCAGCAGGTGAGCGTGTTTCCGTCCGATGCTGCGGCTGGGCCAAAGCCAAGAAACAACCCAGTCACGCTTTCTGATGACGGCACATCCCTGGTGTCAGGGGCTGGGAATGTGCTCGACTCTGCGCTGGACCTTCCTGCCGGGCGTGCCCGTTTTGCAAACTCGGCATCTGGCGCGGCATACGGACTGAGCTACAACAGGGACGGCACAATCGCCCGCGCTGGAAAACAGGCCCCATGGCTGTATCAGGACAGCAACGGACCGACGCAGTGGCTGCACCAGACAGCAGTTCGCGGCGTGGCGATTGGCTTTGGTGGCAAGATTTATGCGATCAGTTCACAGGACCGGAAGTGCCATGTGTACTCTGCGGGCGTCTGGACGATTGCAAGCTCCGCGATTGACGCTGGTTCCGGCATCTTCAACACTCTGTTCGCAGACTCGCGCGGCTACCTGTTCGCTTCGTGGGCGTCAAATGGTGGCTCTGGCGGGCAAAAGCTGTACCGCTCGATTGATGGCGGCGTGAACTGGACGACCGTTCTTTCTTCGTCCGACATGACCGACGCGGACGACTACGCGCACAGCATGACCGAGGACAACCTCGGGTATCTGTACTGCACCAGTTACAACACGGTGGACACGCCAGCCACTAAGGCTCTGTTCAAGTCCATCGACGGCGGTGCCACATGGTCGAACATCTATTCTGCGATCAGCGCAGTCAACAACTATCCCCGGCACATGCATTGCGTGTATTGGGACAGGCATCGCAATGCCCTATGGGTCAGCGGGGGCGACGGCGCACCGTATGCGGTGTGCGTTTCGACAGATCGCGGCGTCACGTTCACGGCGTGGAGCAACAGCTTCCAAGCCACGGCGCTGCTGGCTGACGCCGACTATGTGTACTACTGCGCCGACATCGCTGGGGATCACTCGATCTACCGTGCAGCGGGCACCACGGTCGCGGAGATCCTTGCATCGACCCCTCGCAACGTCCTCAAAATCGGCTCGGGTCAATCCCCTGTTGCGCCGTTTCCAAGCGCAAATGGGACTGAGTTTTCGTGGTGGGGGGCAATCGACGCCGATGGCAATATCGCGTTCCCCTACGGCAAGGGCGCACAGGCTTTCGTTGCGATGTCCAGCGATCAGGGCGCAAGCTGGACCGATGGTCTTGCGGGTAGTTCTGTTGGCATCACGCAATGGAGCCATGAGCCAGTTTTTCCGAGCGACTATGTGTCCGGGCACGATGGGTACTACTACGGCGTTGCCACGGGCACGCGGTATGCAAGGCGCTGGCGCACGTACAGCGGCGGCTGCATACTTGACGTGAATTCAGCTACCGGCGACGATGCAGTTGGCAATGGGGTTTCAAAGCCTTTTGCTACCGTGCCGGAGTCTGGCGTGCTATCCAATGCACGCCTTCGCCTGACTGCGGACTACACCAAGAATGCGGCGCTGTCCCTGCCGGGGTTGATTTTGGACCGTGGCGACTACACGCTCGGGGTTGCTGATTCGGGGACGTTGACGGTCAACGAGACATTCGAAGGAACATCGACGCTGACCACAGCCACCTCTGGTGCGGCAACGGTTTCGCAAACTTCAACAACGAACCCGTGGACTGGCAACCCGGTTGCGGCAGGCACGCGTGCCGCACGCTGCACGACATCTGGCGGTGGGTCTGAAGTGGCAATGGTGTTGCTGACCAACGGTTTGCAGTCTGCCGCATCGGGTGACTACCTGTGGATGTCTGGGTGGTTTTACCTGACTGCCGCCAGCGTGACGGCGCAGTGCATCATCATGCAGTTCCAGAACGGCGTGAATATTGGCGTCGATCTCACATCGGGCGGCGGCGGTCTTGCTGCGCAGACATCGACAGACAGCAAGCAATTCCGACAGCACCTTGACGATATGGTGGCTTTCCCGCTGAACGAGTACGTCTACATCAAGGCACGAGTGCTGAAACACGCCACGGCGGGGCGCATCACTGTCTGGCAGAACGGTCGGCAGGTGCAGGACATCCTCGGCGTCAACACCAACGGCTCGGGCATCACATCCCCACGGTGGGGCGCTGTTACAACGCAGGCCGTGACGATGGACGTTGACAGTGTGAAGGCAAGCGTCAACTTCGACCCGGACCAACCGCCCGCGTACAAGCTCAACGGTGTGGGGCAGTTGTTGATCCCGGACATGGAGGTCACGCCGTTGGTAAGGCCGCAATTTGTTTCGGTGACGCCAAACACGGGCGCTGTGGTGGACCGGGGGTTTGCAGGGCAGACGGATCGACAGTGGCAAGGCTCAATTTCCAGCGCACAACTGTTGGCGTTGAATGCAACACCCGTGCAACTGATTCCTGCGCCGCCCCCCGGCAAGGCGACGATCCTACTTGGCATCCAGTTCTACAAGGCCGCAGGTACGGCTTACGCTGGAATCGCCGCAGGGGAAGACCTTGCAGTGCGCTACACCAACGCCAGCGGCGCAATCGTGGCCGAATGCGAGGCGACAGGATTTCTGGATCAAACTACGGCGCAGACGCGATACGTTTACCCGGTGGCTGCTGCGGCAGTCGCGCCCATTGCAGACGTGACGCCAGCGGCGGCGGCGGCACTTGTGCTGCATCTGCTGGTCGGGGAAATCACGACTGGCAACTCGCCGCTGTTGTGGCGCGCCTGGACCCGGACGGTTGATACCGCTTGGGCCTGAATCCCATCCCCTGCCGGTCCGTATAGGAATCCTCCATGGCCCTGACCCTGCCCACAGCCAAGACCTACGCGCAGATGATGCAAGTCCTGCGGGTGCGCTGCAAGCTGCACGCCACCATCGGGGCCACGCCTGCGCTGCAGGACATCCTGACCGAGGCGCACGAATACGTGTACCAGCAGCTCGACGACGGCTACCCGGTCACGTCCACGCTGACCCTCGTGGCCAACACGCCCACCTACCCATCGACCAGCGACGATGGCGTGCCGATTGCCCGGGGCAGCATCAAAACGCTTTGGATTGAGCAGGGCAGTACAGAGCGCCATGAGCTGCCCCAGGGCATCACCCACGCGATGCGGGCCGAGACGGGCATGCGCTCGATCCCCGAGGCATGGGACAGCCAGTACGCGGGCGCAGATGATGCGGTGTGGACGATGGAGTTCTGGCCCACGCCGGACCAGGCGTACACGGTCTACATCGACCACCAGCGGGTGCTGACGCGATTCTCCGAGGACACCGATGTGCCATCGGTCGACGGCCGTCTGGTGCTGGCCTACGCGATCGCCATGGGCAAGGCGCACTACGGCAACGCGGACGCCGAAGTGGCGGGCCAGGCCTTCAAGACCATGCTGTACAGCGCCAAGGTGGAGGCCAAGGAAAACCGGCGCTTCATCCCGCCGACCCTGCACCAGCCGCAGGCGCGTGTCGTGTCCACGCCAGGCGGGTTCAAGCAGGTCTGGGGCTGACATGCCCCGCGTGACTTTCGAGAAATTTGACGGCGGCCTGCTGCTGGCCAGGCCATCGAGCGTGGCGCCGGCAAACAGCCTGGCCAAGCTGATCAACATGGATGTGCAGCCCGGCGGCTGGCTCAAGTCCCGGGCGAAGTGGAAGGAATCCCCTGGCGCCCTGGCGGTTCCTGCGCAATGGAAGGGCCTGGAGAGCAACGCCGGGTATCTCTGGACGTTCTCCTGCTGGGATGTGGCAACCGTCCCCAACACCAGCGACATCGTGAACGCGGAGACCGGCGAGCGGCTGGTGTACGCCTTTCAGAGCACCGGCACGGGCGGCGACTTTGACGACGCCACCACCGCCAGGCTTGTGGGCGTCACGCGCTGGGAGAAGGGCTTTCTGGCCGTGCTGTCGCCCGATGGCGGGACGACCAACTTCTCCACGCTGTTCGATGTCAACACCGGCACGCACACGGTCACGGGCACTGCTGTGTCGGATGTGAACATGCCGGCAAGCGGCATCATGACCACCGCCACGGCCCGGATCTACGCGGTGAGCGACGACGGCCAGAGCGTCAAGTTCTCGGCTGTGGGTGATCCGACCGACTGGACGACCTCGGGGGATGCTGGGTCCCTTCCTGTCTCGCAGCACTTCGCCAGCGGCCAGCGGGCCTACGGCCTGGGCCTGTACCAGGGCAAACTGGCGGTGTTCACGGACCAGAGCATCCAGCTGTGGACCATCGACCCGGACCCGACCGGCATGGCGCTGGATCGGGTGATCGACGGCGTGGGCACCAGGCACCACGGCTCCATCGTGAGCCTGTACGGGGATCTGCTGTTTCTGTCCGAGTCCGGGGTGCGCTCGCTCACGACCCTCTCCAACGCACTGTTTCCCTCGGATGTGGACGTGGGCCTGCCGATCAAGCCGTTCACCAAACCCCCGGCATCGCTCACGCGCACGGCCGACGGCGGGCTGATCCCGGCTGTGAAGGGCATCGCCGCGGGCCCGTTCTCGCAGTACTGGGTCAGTGCCCCCAACCGCTGGCAGGCAGGGTAGGCCATGTCGTTCTCCAGCTCCCCATCAGCCAGTATCCCGTTTTCCAGCGGCGCATCCCTGGCGCATCCGACCCTTCTGGCGTCCAGCCTGGGCGAATACGGCTGGGCGGCCTGGACGTACAGCAAGACCGCCAAGCTCAATGCCTGGGCCTGGCATGGCCTGGGGGCGACCGGCACAGCCAACATCTGCGCCTGGGCGCAACTGGGATCGAGCATGTATCTGCGTCGGGACGGCAACGAGTCCATCTACACCATGACGCCGGATGTGTACTTTCTGGACAGCGAGACCAACACAGAGAGCCAGTCGGTCTATGCCGAGACGCAGTGGCTGGACTTCGGCAAGCCTGGCAGCCTCAAGAGTCTGTCGGGCATCGACTTCGATGGCGTGAACATCACCTCGGTGGAAATCTACGTGTCGGTGGATGGCGACCGCGACGGCACGCTGGCCGACACGATTCAGGTGGGCAGCGCGCAAAGCGGCTGGACGTACTCTGGCGGGGTGCTGCCTGTCGAGGCTGCCGGCACCGAGTTCAAGCTGCGGTTCAACGGCGACCCGGATCTGGAGACGCAAATCAATCGGCTGACCTTGATCTGGGACGACCTGGGGTTGTCATGAAAGCCACCTTCCTGACCACCCCTGAGCTGATCGGCCAGCACTGGTGGGCGGTGGCATCTCTCATCGACCTGAGCGTGTCGGCGCTCTCCCGCGGCGAGTGGACGACCGAAGACCTGGCGCAGCTGGTGGAGGACGGCCGGGCCTTTGCGGTGCTGGTGGAGCAGGGCGACCAACCGCTGCTGGCCATGATCTTCGAGTTTCGCCACTACCCCCGGCGCACGAGCTGCAACATCATGGCGCTGGCCGGGCGCGATCTGGCAGCCGTGGCAGTGACTTTCTGGCCGACCTTTCGCCAATGGGTACAAGAATCGGGCGCAACGCATATCGAGGCGTGCGCGGGGCCGGCAATGACGCGGGTCCTGGCCGGGCTGGGCTTTGTGCACACCTACAACATCGTGAGAATGGGAGCGTAACCATGGGCGGAGGCGGTGACGGCGGCGCAGGCCAATTGCGCGCGGACGAGGAAGCCCGGCAGGCCAAGATCCGGGCGGCAGTGGATGCGGTGAACAACACGTTCTCCGGCGCCGGGCGGGATGCCATGTACACGGACATCGGGGACGCGACCAAGGCCGTGGCCACCCGGGATCTGGACAAGCAGTTTTCCACGGCCAGCAAACAAAACCTCTTTGGCCTGGCGCGTGCCGGCATCCTGGGTGGGTCGGTGGACGCCGAAGCCGGTGGCGAGCTGCAGCAGCGCTACGGCGAGGGCAAGATCCGCGCGGAGCAAGCCGGGGTCGGTGCAGCGTCTGAGCTGCAGGGCACGGACGAGCGCACCCGCCAGAACCTGATCACGCTGGCGCAGTCGGGCATCGACACCGGCACGGCATCGCAACTGGCGGCCGGGCAACTCAGTGCGGCGGCGCAGGCGGCCAAGGCCGGCACCCAGCAGGCAAGCGTCGGGCGGCTGTTCGATGACCTCTCTCAGGCGTACCTGCAGAACACGGCATTGAAGGCCCGGTATCCCAACGGGCTGCCGGCGCAGACGGGCGGGGGCATGTACAGCAACCTATTTTCCGGCAAGTCGTACACCGGCAACGTGCAGGAGTAGCCATGTTCGATCCAGTTTCAATCGGGATGATGTTGGCCGGCGCTTTCGTGTCGGCCAAGGCCCAGCAGGACGCAGCAGCCAAGCAGCAGCGCATGGCGCGCGAGAGCCAGCAGCGCTCCCTGCAGGCCCAGAACCAGGCCACCGACGTTGCCATGAAGCAGGTGCAGGAGTTCGACCCGACCGTGCGCAAGACCAACCAGGACGAGATCACGCAGGATCTGACGCAGCGCTACCAGACGGCGGCAACCGCGGCCCCCATCACCGCGCAGGGCGTGCAGGTCGGCCAGACCATCCCCGGCGGCACGACCGACTACCTGGCAGCCAAGGGGCGCGAGACCGCCAAGGCAGCTGAGAGCAACCGCAATCTGGCGGCACTCTTGGGGCGCATCGGTTCGGCTGGCCAGCTGCGCCGCAATGAGGGCGTGGCCTTCGGTGACACGGCCGGGCAGATCGGGCGCATCGGGACTGGTGCGGACAACATGAGCCAGATCGACCAGATCGGCATCAATGCCGTGCAGCCGAGCCTGGGCATGACGCTGGCCGGGCAGGCGCTGGGCGCCTATGGCATGGGGCGTGCTGCCACCAGCGGGCTGGCCCCGAAGGCGCCAACCGGCGTGATCACCGAAGGCCGCTGGCTGCGCAACACGTAGAGGACACGACCATGCGATTCAGACTGGCAACGGGAGGGACCGGCGGGCAGCAGCTCGGAGACGGCGTGGGCAACCTGTTCCGTTCGCTGGCTATGGCCCCGCTGTATGCAGCCCAAGGGGCGGAGGAGCGCCAGCAAGCCGAGGCCAAGGCGGCCTTGATGACAACGCAGCAGCGCCAGGCTGACGCCGCAGCGGAGCAGTCGCGCGCCCATGCGGCGCTGCTCGGCCAGCAGCAGCAGGATCTGGCAACGCAAGCGCAGCGCGGCACGTTGGGCGAAGTCATCAAGAATGCGGCACTCATGAACGGCGTTCCGACCGACCTGACGCCAGACCTGCAGCACCGCATCACCACCGGTAGCTTGCCAAGCCAGTACCAGACGCCCGTCGATGGCATGGGGCCCGTCGCGCCTGTGCCGGATGCGCTGAGCACCGAAAACGTGATGCGCGTCATGCGCGCCGCGGGCCTGACGAACCAGGCGCTTACCGTGGGGGACAAGAGCGTCGAGAACATCGCCAAGGCGACCGGAATGTACCGCGATCAGGGCCTGGGTGACGCTGTTCTAGCCGGGCAACGGCCTGCCGGTTTGGTGGGTCAGGCGCAAGCGGCGATGAAGGGCACGAAGCAGATCGAGAACATCGCCGACACCGGAGAGGCTTTCAACATCCACACCGGCGAGCGCCAGCGGATTTCCAATCCTCTGTTCACCATCTTCGGTGACAAGGCCAATGCATTGATCGCCAAGGAGAACGCGCAGGCAGGGGCGTCCAAGGCATCGGCCGCCAGCAGCTACGCGTCGGCGGCGAAGACCCGGCAGGACATGGAATTGGGGGCCAAAGGGACGCCGACGATGACCGACCAGGGCCTGCTTCTTGTGGACCCACGTGGCGGCACCGCGCGCGCAGTCATTGGGCCGGACGGCCAGCCCGTCGGACCGAAGCTCAAGGACATTCCGCCGTCCGTCAATACCGCCATCGTGTCGAACATGCAAAATCTGGCCAAGGCACAGGCCGCTCTCGATTTGGTCAGCGGGAAGAACAGCGGGACCGCTACGGGCGACAAGAACGCGACCGGTCTGAAGGGCTACCTGCCGAACGGGCCATTGAACTACTTCGACCCGAAGGGCGTTGACGCACGAGCTGCCATTGCCGATCTGGGGTCGATGGTCCTGCACGAACGCAGCGGAGCGAATGTCACCGCCTCGGAAAGCCCGCGCTTGATGCCCTTCATTCCGCTGGCCACCGATGACCCGGAAACCATCAAGAAGAAGCTGCAGCGCTTCATTCAGATCTACCGGCAGGAGACCGATTTCATGGGCGAGCAGTACAGCCCGAGCCAGGGCTACAAGGCGAGTCCGGTGCTCAACCGCGGCGGCGCACCAAACACGCCCGATCCGCTTGGACTTTTTTCGAGGTAGGCCATGGACCAGAAGATCAAGCTGTCGGAGATTCGCGCCAAGTTCCCGATGTACGGATCCGTCTCGGATGAGGATCTAGTGATGGCTGTCCGCAGAAGGTTCTTCCCGAACCTGCCCATGAGCGACTTCGCCCAGCGCATCGAGTTCGATACTCAACGGCCGAACCCAACCGAGGGCATGTCGGGGTTTGACCGCTTCGCGGCAGGGGCCGGAAAGGCCATCGTGGACACCGGTCGCGGATTGCGCCAACTCGCCAACCCCGTCATGGATGTGCTGTTCCCGAACCAGGGCGCATCGAGGGTGGAGGAGGGCCGCCAAGCGGTCGCAGATTCGCGCGCGCTTGATGCACCATTGATGGACACGGGCGCCGGCATGGCTGGCAACGTCGCTGGCAATGTAGCGATGGCGCTTGCCCCAGGAGGTGTGCTTAAGGGGGCGGGGGTGCTGGCAAAAGCCGGCGGCGCAGCCGATCTGGCCGGCGCACTGTCCAAGGCGGGAGGGATCGCCATGGCGCCCACCAGCATCCCGGCCGCTGCCGGCGTCGGTGCCGCGCAGGGGTTTGTTCAGCCCAGCGCGTCCGGTGGAGAAACGCTTGGCAATACGCTGGTCGGCACCGCGGCCAGCGCTGCAATGCCGGTTGCCATGCGCGCCGGCCAGGTGGCGAAGGCGGCGATTGACCCGTTCTCGCAAAGCGGGCAGGCCGGCATCATTGGCAGGGCCATCAACACTGCGGCCGGAGACTCGGCCGACGACGCCATGCGCAACCTTCGCGGTGCCGGCGAGCTGGTGCCCGGCTCGATGCCGACTGCCGGCGAGGCTGCGGCCAACCCTGGAATTGCAGCGCTGCAGCGGACCGCGACCGCCACCGATCCAGTAGCCATGAACGCACTGGCCGCGCGCCAGGCCGGCAACAACGACGCGCGACTGACGGCGCTGCGCGACATCGCCGGCACCGATGGCAAGCGCGAGTTCTTTCAAGCGAACCGGGACGCAACCGCCAATCAGATGTACGCTGAGGCGCGCCGGCTCGGCATTGATCCAGCCGCACTCACGCCCGAGGCGCAGGCCAACATCGCCGCGTTCCAGGCGCGCATTCCAGATTCGGTGTTGGCTGAGGCGCAGCAGCTCGCGAAAATCCACGGCGAGACGATGGGGCCCGAGGGCTCGGTGCAGGGCCTGCATTGGATCAAGAAAGGCCTGGACAGCCTGATCGGCAGGGAGTCGGGGCCGAATGGCAGCGCGGACTTCCTGCGGGCATACATGGGCCTCAAGAACGATCTGATGACCGGAATTGAGAACCTCAGCCCGAAGTACGCCGAAGCCAACCAGACCTATGCGGCGATGTCGCGCCCGATCAACCAGATGGACGTGGCGGGGGAACTGCTGAAGAAGTCCGTGCGGCCGATCGACGATCAGCTGTTGCCGGGGATGTACGCTCGCAACCTGAATGACGACCTGGCCGCACGCGCCACCGGCATCCGGTCCAACACGCTGGACAAGGTGATGGAGCCGCAGCAACTGTCGACCATGAATGCCGTAAAGGATGACCTGGCGCGCAAGCAGTTCTCGGAGAACGCCGGCCGTGGCGTCGGGTCGGACACCGTGCAAAAGCTTGCCTACAGCAACATCATGGCGAAGTCTGGTTTGCCGGGTTTCATGAAAGACGTACCCGGGGCCGGCATCCTGGGGCGCATGGCCGACCTCGGCTACAAGCGCTCCAACGACGAGATGTCGCGCAAGCTGGCGCAGGCGTTGCTCAACCCGCAGGAGACCGCCACGTACATGGAGAGGGGCATCATGTCGCCCGAGGTCGAGCGCGCGCTGTTTGGCGTGAAGCGGGGCGGCGCAGCCATCGGGGCAGCAACCCCGTACCTCTTAAACGCGGGTAAGGAATAGGCGCTTGAGCTTGCCGTCCGGCATCCACTTGATCACCGCGAAGCGCACGCAGACCAAGGCGCCCAGAACGATGATGACGCCCAGCGGCTTGAGGGCCATTGCGATGCCGAAGCTGACTTGTTCCATGGGCGGATGGTACTGCTGAAAAATTGAAGGGTCCAGTCTTTCAAGTGGACCCTTCCCATGCCTTGGCTTGCCTAGCCTGGCCACACCATGCCGCGCCCAGCCACGCCGCGCCTGCCTCGTTTCGGGCCTCACGACCCCGGCCAACTAGGTTGCCGACCCGAACGCAAGCGCTCGGGCGAGTTCAGTGTAGCGCCGGCCGACTTCGCCGCGCTGGCGGTAATCGCGATACGGTGGCGAGCGTCGCACTTCCACTGATTTGCAGCCACCTCCGGGTGGCTTTTTCATGCCCGCTGCGCGTTACTTTCTGGCGCCGGCCCCACTTGACGGCTGCACCATGGCGCCATGAACACCCAGCGCACCCAGGCCGTCTACCTGCGCAACCGCGCGGCCCTGATCGACACGCCGGACGAGTGATTTTCCGGCGCAAGACCTCCTTGACAACGACACCATTCACAACCATGAGCACCTCACCCGATTCCGACTGGGCTGGCATCGATCGACGGGCCCAACGCCCTGAGCGCTGGCACATCAAGCGCGAATTCCAGCTCGGCCACCTGATCACGACGCTGGTCATGGCTGCCAGCGTGATCATGTACATCGGAAAGATGGAGCAGCGCATCGCCCTGGTGGAGCAAACCGTGCAGCAGCAGCGCGAGCGCGACGAGCACCAGGACAAGGCCATCGCCGAAGGCCTGCAGGCCATCGAGCGCCGGCTGGGCAAACTCGACGACAAGCTCGATCGGGTGCTGTATTCGGGCAGGGGCAAATGAAATCCCTGGCCGCCCTCCTGGCTGCAATTGCGCTGGGAGGCTGCGCGGCCACCATCCCAGGAGTACAGATCAGCGATGAGGAGCGCGCCTTGTGCGCCGATTAGGGTTGCACCGTCTGGACCCAGGCTGAGCTGGAAGCACTGGTGCGCGAGGCCATGCGCCGTGGCATCGAGGCGGCGCGCAAGGAGAGGAGCAGCATATGAACTTCGATCAAGCATTTGAGAGACTCATTGGGCATGAGGGTGGGTATGTGAATGACAGTCGAGACCCCGGCGGCGAGACCAAGTTCGGCATCAGCCGGCGCAGCTACCCCGGCGAGGTGATCCGCACGATGACGCTCGATCGCGCCAAGGCGATCTACCTGCGCGACTACTGGGGCCCGGCCGGGTGCGACACAGTGCCCGATGCCGTCAAGTTCGACCTGTTCGACATGGCGGTCAATTCCGGCGTGGAGCGCGCCGTGCAGACCCTGCAGCGCGCGGTGGGTGTTGACGATGACGGGAAGCTCGGTCCGATCACCCTACAGGCCGTGGCGTCCATGCCGGGCCTGCGCTTCGTGGCGCGCTTCAACGGCCACCGGCTGCAGTTCATGTCTAGCCTGTCTACGTGGCCGTCATTTGGTCGCGGCTGGTGTCGGCGGATTGCCGCAAACCTGATGGAAGCTTAGGACGGGCGGGCTTATCAATGCAATCAGCAATTGTCCACCCTCGTTTCAGCCGTTCGCGCATGGTGTTGTCAGAAACGCCTTTTTTCCTTGCCCAATCGGCAAGAGTTAGCGACTCACCGGCATGAGTAAATATCTTGTTTGTCCTGCGGTTGTTGCCCTGCGTAACAACGTCTGTCCACCGGCAATTCTCGGGCGAGTAGGGGCCATCGTTGTCAATGCGGTCAAGAGACAAGCCGTCGGGCTTTTCGCCCATGTCAAGCAAGAAATGCGGGAAGCCTTGCGGGCCGCTCCATCGTTCACAAACCTTTATGCCCCGACCTCCATACAGCGGGTATGCGCGGCAGGACGGGCTATTGCATCTTCGGTTCATGCTGTCCCAAACTTTATAGGTCGGAGTCCTGCTGGCCAGAAACGTCCCATGCACTTGTTTTGGGCGAATAGTCATGAGGCATCCGCAGGATTTCACGGTGCCGGATTTCAGATGCGACAGGCGTGCAATCTTTTCGTTCCCACAAGAGCAGCGGCACACAAGGCGGTCAATTTCGCCTGCGTGGCTGAGTACGGTCAATTCGCCAAATGAAAGGCCAATAGCATGTGCATATTTCATAACTGTGATTGTAGCGGAAAAGGGTGGGCAACACCATGAACCCCTTGCTTCTCGGCCCTCTGTTCGACCTTGGCGGCAAGATCATCGAGCGCATGTTCCCGGACCCGTCCGCAAAGGCTGCGGCGGAACTGGAGCTGCTCAAGATCGCGCAGGCGGGCGACCTGCAAACCGTCCTGGCGCAACTGGAGATCAACGCCAAAGAGGCGCAACACCCGTCCATCTTTGTGGCGGGCTGGAGGCCCTTTGTAGGCTGGTGCTGCGGCATTGGCTTGGCATACGCCACCATCGGGCATAACGTGCTGTCGTGGCTTGCTGCGGCTAAGGGCTGGCCTCTCCCGCCTGCCGTGGATTCCGATGTGCTGATATACACGCTAGGCGGCTTGCTTGGCATCGCTGGCCTGCGGTCGGTTGAGAAGGTCAAGGGAGTGGCCTGACCTGTACAAAATCCCGCGAAATGTATGTATGTCGCCGGGATATGTATATTTATCCGGCCTTATCTAACATTGGCGATCAGCCCTTGCGGACATGGCGGCGAAGGTTGGGGAACTTGGTTTTCTTCATGTTGCCAACTTGCGTCCGATCAGCCATGCCCACATTGCCCCGCCCGCTACTTTGGAAATGAACATCTGCGCCACGATCAGCGGATCAAGTCCACCGAAAGCCATTGCAGGGAACACGATGGAATCGACCAGCGCCCCGGCTACGTTTGAACCGTTGGCCCGCATCATCCAACTGCCGCGCATCCGGGCAAACACAGCCCAATCCGCTAGAGCCGCAGCCATGAACGCACAGGCGGATGCAATGGCTATGTGACCAGCTGCCGGATTTAGTGCGTAGGTCATAGCGCCAGAGAATGCAATCAGCGCGGCCATCTGCCATGCCTTGACGCGGACATGCAGCCAATCCCGCAGCGCCAAGTCTAGGCCGATCAGCAAAAACGCATTGATGGGGATGGCGATCTTTCCAAACTCAGCAATCGACAGGTTAGCCAGCGTCATAGCCAGCGCGTAGACGGCGGCAGCAATCAGAGTAATTCGCATTGCAGTTCTCTTTCTTTCCAAGTGGTTGGGTTGTTGCGGGAGTTGATACGCTTTGCCATTTGCTTCGGTGGCGTTCCGGTGTCCTTGTAGTTTCTGGCTACGTTGACGGAATCTGCGGACGCTAACGGGTACTCTGACCCGCCCAAGTCCAGCATACGCAAGCCATGCACCCACGGTAGGAATCGACGCTTACATAGCGCGTTAAACGCTTCGTCCATCCTGGCGCACCATGCCGGTGACTTGATTTGCCAATACTGCGCGGTAGAGCCAATGCAGATTTTTGGATACTCGTCTGCCAGCTCTAGCAGGTAGTCGATTGGCAAGCCCATATGCCACACAGGGGCGCTTAGTTCGCGTGGGTGCGGCCAAGCCTTGCGCATAGCCCTCTGGCGCTCTACAGGACCGTCTATGACATCCGGGATTACCGCCCAATGCGGATGTCCGATGTATTTCCCGGCCCACTCTGTGAAGCCTTCAATGTCAAACGGTGCGCCGTTCGTGAAGGCTGAGAATGCCCCGTTGTCCAGCATTACCGACTGGCCGATTTCCATGCACACATCAATGTCTGTCGGCGTCCAATACGACACGCAAAAGCACTCCCCGCCCATCGTCAAAAGTTGGGCGCGTGGCGTCAATGGCGTGCCGTGGTAATGCAGCATCACCGGATAGCCGCGAGATTCAGCCCTGTGGAGCGCACGAATGTACGCCCCTCCAGCCATGCATCTACGTGCTTCTGGCTGACGATAACCCGCTTGCCGTCCATGCGGTGCGGGATGCCCATCTCGACAAGCCAATCGGACTGATGGCGGCTCCATTTGAAGCCGGTCAGCCGTGCCAGTTCATCCGGCGTCAGTAGCTTGATGTCGCTCATACATCTTCCCCTTGCAGCAGCCGCACAGCCTGAGCTATCCGACATTCCGCCTCGACCATGCGCCACATTTGGCCGGTCGTGACGGACTCCGAGTGCTGTCGTTTCGCCTCCAATGCGGCAATGTGAGCCTCCAGCCTCTCGATCTTGCGCTGCAGGGCGGCAACGGTGGGTTTCTTGTCGCTCATTTCGTCCTCGCCATCAAATGCGCGTGCGCCTGCAGGAAGATCGCATGCATGCGGCTGTCATCGGGCATGTCGTGCAGGTACTTCGGTTCACTGCGGTGTACCTCTTTCTTGCCGTCGAAATGCTCCCGCAGTTCGCAGGCGCACCATCCGGCGTGCGTGCTGTCCCATGCGTCTATCCAGCGGTAGGTAACACGGTAGGTCATGCCTCCCCCTTCCGTGCGGCATTGATTTCGGCGCGTTTCGCTTGCGCGTCCAGTTGCAGGGCTTTTTGCGCCTCGGAAAGCGATTCCCATGCCGCTATATCCGCGATGGCGGCATCTGCGAATGCGTCGATCAGCGCATCCTTTTCGGCGCTGCTGTAGCCGTCGGCATTGATAAGACGAACGACCATGATGTAGCCGTGCCGCTCTTTCAGGGCGCGATACCGCTCCGCATCATCCCGCAGCCCCGCCACCTCTGCCCGCAGTGCGGCGTTATCAGCGGCACGAAACGAGATCATTTGGTCTGCGCTATACAGTGCGCGGGTTTCTGCTGCCCCGCTCTTTATCGCTGCTTCGTGGATGTGCTTGGCGCAATGCGTCCAACGCCCTCCCGCGAGTCGGATTTGATAGTCCACAGGCTCCGGCAGCGGCAGTCGTGTGCGGGTGTCAGCCATTGCCGGCTCCTGTGATGCCGTGGTGGTCTTCTGCACATCGGAAAATTGCAGCGATGAGCAGTTTGGACGTTGCCCAATATTCATCACTCGCACCGACCAGAGCCTTGATCTGATCAGCCGTTGCAGGCTCCCGCACGGCAGGGGCGGCAGACAGGTCCGGCAGCAGGCGCGACAACGGCATGATGACCCAGCCAAGCGGCAGATCAGCAGATCGGTGTGCTGTTCGGGCGGCGTCCTCGCTGGGGAAGGTAACGGCGTGCGAAAGCAGCGCGTAACCGATTTCTGGCGCCCCACCGGAGCGAACGTCTGTACCTTGCCCGACATCCAGCACCGTCTCGCGCACGATCACCCACCGTTCGGGCACGGCAGGGGCGGCAGGCTGTGCGAGTGCTGCGCGCAGGGCGGCGCAAACCTGCTGCAACGCTGCTTGATCCACGTCCCTTGTGCCAACGCGGCCATAGGCAGACAGTGGTTCCAGCGCATCCGCAAGGCGGGCTGCTTCATCGCGTGTGGTCATGCTGCTTTCCTTTCAGAGCAATCGCTCTAGTTCCGTCATGCCAGCAACAGCGGTCAGGATGCGGTCATGCAATTGCTTCTCGTCATGGGATGAAGTGGGCCATTCGCCCCCGATGGTTTCTGTGGCCCTGATTTCGTCGGCGTACTGCGACAACAGGGCGCGGGCCTCGTCAAGGGTTCGGCTCATGTGCACGACCGGCTCGCCGCTGGCCTTCATCTGCGCATGCTCGATGGCATTGCGGGCCGCGATCTTCGGACCGGCCTCGATGGTCACGCGCATGTCGGTGCCGTGCATCAAGATCGGGATGCGGACCTCGCGCGCATCGACGCTAGACTGGTCGGAGGCCTTGCGCATGCCGGCCACGATGTTGCTGGCGGCAAGGTACAGCGCTTCGACGGGGTTGCCTTTCGGGGGCTTGATGGTGGTTCTCACAATGGGCACTCCGGCATCTCCGCCCAGCACTGCACATGCCCATGCTCCAGCGGCTGCGCGGTCACGTCGTACCAGCAGGGCCGGTCGTCGGGCGTGGTGGACAAGAAGCCCTCGCAGGAAGTCTTGATGCCGTCAACGTCCAGGCCGATCAGCACATTCGTTTCGGCGTCGGGCGGGTCGCTGGGGCTGTGCCAGGTGATGGTGGAGGTGGTCATGCGGCCTCCAGCTCGAGGTCGTGGACTTCGCGGTGATGCGGATTGCACAGCCAGACCACATCCAACGGCCGGCTGTAGTCCGGGTGATGGCCTTCGACCTTCTCAACGCCACACACAAGGCACGGCAACTTCAGCAGCTTGCCGTCGCGCACGGCATTGCTCACTGCGAAGCTTGCCGCGCGGCGCTCTGGGTGTTTTGCGGCCCAACGCTCGGCAGCGGCCCGATGGCTGCCGGCGAATGCGCTGGTTGCTTGGTATGCCTTGCGTGCCGCCACGCGATGCGGCATGGACCCACGCATGCGGTCGTAGGCCCTTGCCCTTTCCAGATTAGCCGCCCGGTGCTTTCTGACGGCAGTCTTGATGCACTCCTTGCACTTGCTGGGGTTGGACTTGTAGAAGCCGTCTTGCGGCCAGTCATGAAGACAATGGTTGCAGCGCATGATGCCCTCAAAATGGAATCTGGTCGTCCATGTCATCGAACCCACTCGGCGCCGGCTTCGGCGGGGGCGGGGGAGGAGGAGGTGCAGCAGGCTTCGCGGCCGGCGCCCCAGCGAACTCGATGTCCGCCACCCGGCCCACCAGCTTCGTGGCCACCGTCTGATCCTGCTTGGTGAACGACTCGGTGTGCACATCGTTGAGCGTGACCATCACGGACACGCCCTTGGTCAGATGCTGGGTCAGGCCTTCAGCCCTCTTGCCCCACAGCGCCCCTTCGACCCACTGCACGGGCTGCTTCCCATCTGCCCCCTTGCGCCCGTAGGCGAAGGCCAGCGACAGGTTGGTGACGGCCTGGCCATCGCTGGTGTGGCGCATTTCTGCATCGCGTCCAATGCGTGCAAGACCGAACATGTTGGAACTCATCAGGCTACCTCTTTCTGCTTGTTCGCTGCCTTGCGCAGCTTGGATTCGTACTCGCGCACGGTGATGGAGAAGGCCAGCAGGTCGGCCTCCAGCTTCTCGATTGCGTCTTCGTTGCGGGTGATGCGGTGGATGACCATCTGCAGGCCCAGGTCCTCCAGATCGGGGGTCCACAGCACCAGGTCGACCCACTTGCGACCCAGGAGCCACAGATACCCGTTGCACTGGTCGATGTACTCACTGATGTCGCCATCAGCCACGGCAGTGAACAGGGTGTTGGAGGAGACCATGGTCTTGATCTCCAGCACTCCGTCGTCGTCGATCAGACCGTCAGGAGAGACCCCGAAGCAGTTGTCCTCGGTCTTGAAGAATCCGACGGGCTCGACCAGTCGGCCGGTCCGCAGCTCGTAGGCGCCGCGGGCGATGGGCTCCTGCTCGGTGCCGGTACGCATGGCTTCGTTCTGGAAGATGGTCGGGATCAACCCACCGCACCGCTCGCGCGCCAGGTCGCGGGCATAGCCGATGCACTTGGCAGACGGGCCCTTGGCCGTGCGGTCGCGGGCATCGCGGAAACGAGACCCGGTGATCACCCCGCGGCGGGCCTCCAGCCAGTCCTGGCCGCCCTGTTCGAAGTCGCAGTGGATCATGGCTTCACCGCACGATCTGCAGCCTTGGCGGCGCTCTTGAGGTTGTCGGACTCGGGATTCAACGCCAGACGCTCCTCCGGGGTACGCGAGGTGATCCAGGCAGCGAACTCCTTCCAGCCCTTTGCGGCGGCTGCCTGGGCCTCCTGCAGCAACTCGGACGGGACTTCGGGGGCGCCAGTACCGCGCCCATCGTCGTCCTCGGCGTCCATGTCCTTGGTGGCAATGCCGGTAGCAGCCAGCAGTGTGTAGCGCTGCAAATAGTTGATGCACGACGCCATTTGCTGGATCGGGTTCTTCTTGCCCGACGAGTCTGGCGCGCCAGAAAGCGAAGTGGATTCACTGTGCCCAAGCTTGTGCGTCAGGGTGCAGGTCACGGTGATTGTTTGTCCATCCTGGGTGGTGTCCCAGCGATGCGAGATGCCGTGCTGCGCCAGGCCGTTGATGATCGGCTCAGTGACCCCGCCCAGCGTGGCGTGACGGTAGGATGTGGTGTCGCCATCCCGCGTGGTGAAGCTGACCTGCTTGGTCTTGAAAATCTCGGGCGGGTTCTGTTTGAACTCGGCCATAGCCAGGACAAAGGCCTTCTTTGCTTCGCGCTCCTCCCACTGGATTTGCATGGCCATGAGCTTCTCCAGGCGCTCAATGTCGGCGCCGCCATCCATGGCGTACCGGACAAGATCGGCCGGCGTGGCGGACCCGCGTGGCTGCGCGACGATTTCGGCACGCTCTTGCAATGTGACTGCATTCATTTGATGTGACTCCATGATTGCCCGGTGGCAGCGCGATGTGCCGTCATCCGGGTGACGTTGAACTCTTGCGAGAGGGTAGTGAACGTTGCGCCCTGCATTCGCCTGGCGCGCAATGCGGTCACCAGCTGATCGGTCAACTTTGCGCCGTGGTGACGCTCTCCGGCCGATGTGGTGCCGTGCAACTTCTTGTCGGCGTGGTTCTCTTTGCGAGTTCCCCAGCGCAAGTTGGTAGCAGTGTTGTTTCTAGCGTCCCCATCACGATGGCAGATCTCTTGGCCATGCGGTTTTGGGTCGCCAAATGCGCCCATCACAAGGTGGTGCACATACCGCGTGATTGCAGCCCCATTCTTGGATAGCCTGACGCTCAGGTAGCGCTGTTGCACGCCGCTTCCCGGGCGCATGATGCGCTCCTGCGCTTGGTAGTTCTTGCCGTTCTTGCGAACGATCATCTTCTGCTCAGACCGTACCCTGCCGAGACTGCTGATCGAGTACAGCGACTCGTACCCAGCGACCGGCCGCCACTCTTCGGCCGCGCTCATGCTGCAACTCCTTCAAAGGCTTCGATGGCTTCGTCGACCTGGAAGTCGATCAGCCAGGACAGGGCGACGGGCGCAGGCACGTTGAAATGGCCGGCGATGGCCTCAACGATCTGCACGTCGGTCGGGCGTTGGGGCTTCTCCACCAGCGTGAGCACGTCGGGCTCGGGCTCCACCACGGGCGGCGGCGGGTTCTTCTGGCGCTCCAGCTCCGCGCGCTCCTCGGCCAGGCGGGCGGCTGCAGCGGCATGCTCTGCCCGCTGGCGCTCATGCTCGGCATTGATGCGTGCGTTCTCCTCGGCAAGGGCCTTGCGTTGGCGCTCCAGTTCGGCGCGATCTGCATCGGCCTGGACCTTGCGGTCGGCGTCGATCTTGTCCTGCTGCGCCTTCGCTTCGGCCTGCTGGCGGGCCAGCTCGGCGCGCTCGGCCGCGAGACGTTGACGCTCGGCTTCTTCCTCGGCCTTGGTGTCGCGGATCTCGGCCATGCGAGCCAGGGTCAGGCCCCGCGTGCTGGCAGCTTCTTCTTCGAACTCCTCGAAGCCCTCGGTCGATTCGGCCATCAGGCGCTCGATCAGCTCGCTCGCGGCCTGGGCGGTCTTTGCCTGCAGCGCGGCATCGGCATAGGCGCGGATGGCTGCGATACGCTCATGGATCTTGGTGATCCGCTCCCGCTCGATGCGCTCGGCCTCGGCCTTCTCGGCAGCGCGAGCCTCATCCCAGGCATTGCGCAGGCCCAGCAGGCGATCCTCCTCGGGCTGGGTGATGGAGATCAGCGCCTTTTCCTCCGCGATCACGGCTTTCGAAAACTTGGTGGCATCGTCGCGCGCGGCCTTGCCGATCTTCTCGATGTTGGTGCGGGCACGAACGAGAGCCATGGCTGCGCTGTGGCACTCCTCGCGGCCGGCAGGGTTCTTGACCTCGGTGATGTTGGCCGACTTCTTGACCAGCTCGGCGAGTTCCGTGCGGGCCTTGTCGGAGCCCAGCGCCAGCGCGGCACGGGCCACGACGGTGAGGGCGGTTTCAGGGGTTTCCATGGTTGCCTTTCAGGGGTTGAAAATGATGGTGATGACGCTGACGGCCAGCAGGACCAGCAGCACGGGAAGCTCAACGCGCGGCCACATCGCGGCGCTCCAGGGGTTTGGCCAGCAGCCACTTGTCGCCCAGCATGCGCACTGCACGCGCCCACTGGCGGATGTTGTGTCGCTGCACGTTGCGCGGGGCCATTGGGTGCACGAAGTGACGGCGGGCACGGCGAAGGAGGGTGGTGTTCACAGCTCTTTCCCCCATGCCGTGCCGGCCTTCACCTTGTTGGTGGTGTGCGTGCGCAGCTCGTCGAACCGGCGGTCGGGATCGAGCAACTGACGCACGCTGTCAATTGCCTTGTGCGCGGGCGTGTCGGTGCCGTTCATCTTGCGCAGGACGGCCAGCAGGATGGCGATGAATGCCACGTAGAGCGCGGCGGCCAAGAGGAACTCGCTCATGCTGCCTCCCTGGTGAGAAACGAGGGAATCGAGCCGGCAGCATTGCCGCGCCTGCACTCTGCGTCGTCAGCGGACCACAGTTCCTCGTTGCGCGCGGCTTCTTGGATGTCCATGAGCGCGCCGTTGCACTTGTCCAGCGCGATGCAGGCCGGGTCGTCTTGCTTCATGCGGCTGGTGATGGCCGACAGGATGGCGATGATGGATTCGTTATCCAGCCCTGCGCGGCAGAACGCGAGGACTTGGGCTTCGGTGGTCATGCTGCCACCTCTTCTTTTGGTGTCCACAACTCCGCATGCGTGTCGATCAACGCCAGCGCAGCGAGGTACTCCGTGCCGTGTTCGTTCATGCCGTGCGTGACTGCGATGGCTTGCTCGAACTGGTCTCGGGTACCGAAGAAGCAGCCGGCGCGGATCATCACACCCTTGTCAGTGATGAATGCCTGCACGTAATCGGAGCGCGAACCAATGGGGCCGATGGTGAAAAACGGGCGAGCGCCAGCGAGCTTCTTCCCGCCCAGGTTCGCGCCGCCCAGGTCCGCGCCGCCCAGGTCCGCGCCGTACAGGTTCGCGCCGTACAGGTCCGCGCCGCCCAGGTTCGCGCCGTACAGGTTCGCGCCGCGCAGGTTCGCGCCGTACAGGTTCGCGCCGCGCAGGTTCGCGCCGCGCAGGTTCGCGCCGTACAGGTCCG